ATTCGTGGTTGGGAAGTTGGTATGAATGGAAGCAGATATACCAACGGGAATGCATTCCCGAAGGCCCTCTATACCAAATGAAAACATTGATTTGGTATCGTAGTATTCTACGACAAACTTTACATAACCGTCTAGTTGAGATGGGACATAAAGAAGTTGCATCCCGACAAACTATTGAAATGTTAAGAGAACGATCTGCAAGACGTATTCAGACTTGCGGTATAGATATAGAAGAAGAATATCCTTTTGGACTTAATACTCAACCAATATACCTTATTCCCCCAATGGAACCTTGGGATGACAAACCTTTGCTAAAGGATTTGTTGTATCAGAAAGCACGATCATTGGTGAATGATGGTAGACAGATTGATTGTATGTGGTCAGGTGGACTTGATAGTACAGCAACACTTCTGATATTAAATGATTTGTGTGCTAAAGGACAACTACATGTAATATTATCTGAAGGTTCTATTAAAGAATATCCAAGATTGTATGAAGTGTTGGTTAAAAAACTTCCTCACAGAATTAGTAATGGAAATATTCGTTCTCTTATTGACTATGATAATATAACAGTACATGGAAATGAAGCAGACACTCATTATGGTATGACAGGACTTGCAACCCCATTATGGAAAACTAACACGTTCTATTTTAAGGTTAGGTATGGACACCAGAATAGAGTTATGAGAGACTTGGGTGGAATACCATTTGACAAGATACGAATAGAAGAACCTAAGTTTAAAGAACATAATTATTTTATACCTCATACTGAAAGTCTATTTACTGATTGGGATGTAACAAGATGGTTTATTGATATGCATCTAAGAAATGAGATTGTTTTTAATCGTTCTCCTCAACATGGAGATTTCAAAGGCAATACATATAAAGAAGTAGATGAAAAACTAAAACAATATGATGTTGCTAAATCAGAAGATTTTTTATGTGAAGATGAAAGAGAACTACATTTTAACACAGGAACCCGTATATTGCAATCAACAACTTATCAAGGATTAAAAATGGAGTTGCGTGATTTCATTGCAGAACATACAGATGATATAGATTATGCATATAGTAAAGGTGACACCGCCTCATATTCGCATGGTCAGATAGATATGTTTGAGGGTAGTAAACATCCAGATATTAATCCAGAAGGATTAGAGTCTCGAAATGTAGGAGTATGTTTGGATGGAGAAGTTATAAGAAGAGATCAATTGGATAGTTTAGATCCCTATGATTTTATTTTACCGTAGGAGTGAAGATGAAAGAACAAGTTCTTATACATGCTGGTGGAAATTACTTAAACAAGTTGTTGCGATGGCATAATCCTCTCGACTTACCAGAGGAAGTAATTGGTAAAGAATGGTTGGATCGTAACAGTGCCTTAGATCCTACTCCATTTATACATCCAGACGATCCAAATTGGGGTGAAGAAACAGATCACCGTAAAAAATGGTGGTATTACCGAAAATCTATGTGGGAGCCTGGAAAGAATCCATACTGGCCGGTGGGTGGTAGACAAGGTGAGGCTTTTGATGATTATCTTTTTGCACTTTCTCAAATAGTACAATGTCCAGTACCGTATGATAGGACGGGCGAATCTAATTATATGAATCAACTTTACACTCCAATACCAACAGTACCCTATGGTTGGAATATGTCTTTTGAAGATATTATTCATAATCAATGTCAGAGAATATGGGATATGAATCGTCCTGTAAGACTTTGGTGGAGTGGTGGTATTGATTCCACCACTATCCTAATAGGGTTTCTTCAGACAAAAAAACCAGAAGATAATTTGATAGTCTATATGTCAAAAATATCTGAATGGGAAAATCCAAACTTCTATGAGAGATTAAAGAAGATGGATGATGTTTCTATTCAATGGAATACCAAAGAAAATATTTGGGACTTTTCTAATTGGAATGACGGTGCAATAAATGTTACAGGAGAGCCAGGTGACCCTTTTTATGGTACATTTGTTGTAGAACATCATATTGATGATTTAAATACTCCTTGGCAAGATATGTTTCAATGGGAAGACATTAATTTTATATACAGAGAAGATGATTATAGATGCAACTATCATCGTCCTAAGTTTATGGAGTTTGCAGAAAGATTTGCAGCGAAGTGTCCGTTCCCTTGCGTAAATGCATTTGACTTTACATGGTGGTTAGCATTTGCTATTAAATGGCAATGGATATCACATCGTATATTTCCAATGTTACCTAATCCTTCACAGTGGCATAATATGATATCGTTTTATGACGATGCTGATATTCAAAGATGGAGTATAGTAAATCATGATCTAAAACACAGAGGTTCATGGAAAACCTATAAGTGGCCTTCTAAGGAATATATATATAACTATACGAAGGATGCAGATTATAGAGATAACAAAACAAAATATAAAAGTCTACCAGAATCCACACCCAATGGTTCTATGAATGTAAAGTTTACACCACAACAAATGATTATGACAAGTGGAGAATACTATTTAAAAACAGATGAAAAACAATTCAATTTATCTGAAAGTGTTGATCCGAATTTGTTACTTCATGATAAATGGGATATATTTCATAAGCCTACTTGGGACAGGTGGAAAGAGATTATAAATAATAGTTAAAGGAGAGTGTTATGGCAATTCAATTAACAACTGTTAATGTTCGATTAAACACAGGTATAGCATGGTGGGCGCCTACTACTGCTCAAAAAAATCATGTCACATCTACTTATGATGATACAGGTAAACGCACAGAAGTAAGTGCTGCTGGTGAGTCGGGTTTAACAAAAACAAAGGTAGTTACCTTTGCTGATAGGGCCACTAAAGATGCTTGGGATGCAGATAGTACTGTCGCCCAAATGGTTGTAGAACGCCGGGCCTACACCCAAACAAATAAAATTACACATGTGATGACTGAAGTTGTGATCTAATATGAAAATTTTGATCATGGGTCTGCCTGGAACAGGTAAGACTTGGTTGGGTGAAAGAATTTCTAAACAATTTAAAATTCCTTTATGGGATGCTGATATTGTAAGAGAAATATATAATGATTGGGATTTTTCCAGTGAAGGAAGAGAACGTCAAGCTTTACGAATGAGGACTTTGGCAGAGATAGATCCTATATCTATCGCTGCCTTTATAGCTCCTTTGCCTGGACTTGTAAGACATTTTTTTCCTGATAAAATTATCTGGATGGATACTATGAAAGAAGGGAAATATGAGGATACAAATAAATTATTTGTTGCCCCATCAAAACCCGATGTTAGGATAAAATCATGGATAGACGAAGACCAACTGTTCAAATGCTTGGAAGGTATCAGCCCTGGCATAAAGGACACACAGAACTTTTTAAACGAGCTTACGGAAAAACTGGCCAAGTTGTAATAATGGTGCGTGACACTGGTGAAAAACATTTTGACCAGAGTTTGATAATTGGTGAATTACTTAATAATGGATTTGAGTATGATAAAGATTATATTATTATGATGGTTCCAAACATAGTGAATATCACTTATGGTAGAGATGTTGGATATAAAATCGAACAAGAAAAACTACCTAGTGATATTGAATCTATTTCGGCCACCAAGATTCGGGCCAGTGCTGGATATAATCCTGTATAACTGAAACGGGTTTATCTGGATTGGGTTTACGAATACGTTCATTATAGGAATTGCATAACGCAATCTTATCAAGGATTCTTACTACATCAGTACTAAGTTCCGTTCCAATAGAACAGTTATATAAGAATATTAATTTTTCCATACCATCCCAACCTATCCACCTACGCAACATTCTAAGTTCCCAATGAGGATCACCCATACAGGCCTTGTCCCAATCAATAAGGCCTTGAAACTTTTCATCTTTCATTATAATATTTTTGTACCACAAGTCACCATGAATGAATGTGGTTTCGTCAAATATTATGGCGTCAAATTCCTTTATTGTTTTTTCACAAAATTTCTCATTATTAGGTGGAGGATTTTTTCTTAATTTGTCTACTATGGGATTCATTCTGGATATACCATAGTCAACACCTAACAGTTGTTCGGGTTTCAATTTGTGCAATGAAACTAAAAAGGATGCAAGATCGCTGATAAAATCAGAACCTTGCACCCCCTTAGACATATGTTTGCCATCTATCCATGCGCCATGTATGGTAGTAAGGACATCTAACATTTAACGAATCATCTCTAGAAGTTGCTTCCTAATATCAGGATCAATATTTGCGTAGAACTTTAAAGCCTCATTAGCATCTGCAACTGTTCCACCACCAATAGGTAATTTCTTTTCAGTTGTAAATTTAATAAATTCTGGATCGTTCATCATCTCCAAAAATGCAGAGGTTATGATAGAAACAGCTTCGGGTGGTGTACTTTTATGTACTACAAAAGTACGAGCAAAAACATTACTTTTTGAGAAGAAACCCCAAAGAACTTTTGACTTCTCATCCTTTAAGTAATCTTGAATATCAGGAATACCTTCTGGAATTAAATCTTTAGAACCAATGGCTACTATATAACGAAGTGGAACAATTTTTTCCTTCTTCTTTAGAGTAGACATTGCGAGAACAACACCATCAGTTTCTCCTGTGGCAATTGATTTAATCATAGAACCAGAACCACGATAACCATAAACAACTTTGTTATCTGTTCCAAAGGTTCGGTTTAAAAATTCTGGAACTAGAGATGGTGATGCACCTTTACCTGATGCACCCCACCGAAAACCTTGATTGCGTAAATCCATAACAGTATATACGTTACTGTCTGCTCGAACCGCAACAATAGTTGCTTCATTCAATAGAGCTCCTACTGCTACGAAATCGCCAGGGCCATACTTCATCTTAGAGGAAGTAGGTATGGAAGATGCAGCAAGAGGAAATGCGCCTGGAAATAAAGCTATTACTGTTCCTTCTGTAGAATCAATCTTACCAGATGCAAGAAGGTTTCCCATCTTAATTCCACCACCACCTTGTTTATTCTTAACAATAATTTCGGGATTGCCTGGTAAATGTTTACCTAAAAATTGTTTAACTAAATGTCCGTAGATTGAAGTACCGCCGCTAGGCCCGGCACCTACAAGGATAGTCACTGTCTTACCCGAATAATTAAACGGAATTAAATTCCCGTGTTGATCGCCATGACGAAAGATAATCACCATTGACATAACTGCAACAAAAAATAATACTACTGTAAGGTGCCACCTTACAGGTTTCAACAAATCTTTAACTTTAATCATAATTACTCCTCTGATTGAAACCACTGAATGATTTCTTGATAATTTGTAAAAATTTTAGAATAATCTGGATTTGATATAATCTCCTTCCAGTGTTTCTTTTTTACATTACCTTTAATGTCCCAACAATATTCTAACTTCATCATCTCTCGTTCTGGATTGTCGAGGAAATCTGACCATCGTACTGTTGGTACTACTACTCCATTCTCTTTAAACATATTTAATAATGAATGGGTAAATCTTTCACGTTCCATAAATGCGTCAAACTTTTGCTTGGTAGCAGTAAAGGTATTTTCGCTAGGTATGATTCGTTTATCTGTTTCATATACAGAGAATTCTCTATCTGTTCCTGTATATCCTTTTTGACTACTATATTGTGCAGTCAATTCAAAACAGAATTGTGAAACTCTATTATCGTTATGTTGCCACACAACTTCAAATTTACTCAAGATATCATATGCGATATCGAGTCTTTCTTTTTCTGGAAGATTATGATTTTCTACAGTGTTTGTTAATTGAAGAGGCATACATTTTACAATAAATGGTTTTTCAAACTGATCTAAAAATTTCAGTCGTTTATTCAATTCTGTATTATCTAATAAATCTTCATTCACTGTCCAATCAATATCAACTGGGCTTGTCTTTAATTTAATAGAATTACTATAGTCTATTTTCTTATTTCTACCAAACCATTCTTTACCAAATTCAAGATCAAATGTTTTATGTATATATCTTTGTAAATAAAATGAACCAGAACGAGGGGTGCAAACTAAACAATATTTACCGCTCATTAAACCACTCCTTAATTTGAGTATAATTCTCAAACTTATATTTATACATTATACCTAAAGGTACAGTCAAAGTCAAGTTCCCTTTTTTCTTTTCATAAAAATCCCACCACATCCAACAATTAAGTTCCTCGATAATATTATCAGGACTAGATAAAAAATCCTCATATGAAACTAACAAATCTTCTTTTCCATACTTCTCATGTAACTGCCAAAACTCAATTTGTTTTAATTGAAACCTTTCATATTCATCATACGTTGCCACAAGAGAATTGTCCTCAATTACAGGACGATCTTTTATATCCGTTATATGATTTACCTTTGTTCTCAATCGTGCTACATGACTCATGAATTGTGTAACTACATCTTTTCGATATAACCAAACACAAGGCATGTCTGTTAACACATTATCGGTTTCACCAATTATATAATGTGGAAGTATCTTTAATATGTGGGGGGATTGTGTGAATTTTTCATTATTAATATTACTATATAAATTCTTTTTTAACCACGATTTTGAATCTAGTACGCCGTAGTGATTACATAAATATCTACGAAAGTATGTGGAACCACTTCTGGACGGAGAAACTATACCTAATCGACCAACATAACGAGTTATAACCATATAAATATATATAACGATGAGAACAATAGAGAAATGTAGTTTTGAAGAGATTTATGATAGTTGGGATAAAGAATTATGGCCTGACAGAGTAAGTGTAATAGAAGATCATAGTGCTTTACAGTGGAATTCTGAGCTGTGGTTGACTTGGGGTAATGTTAAGATAACGAAGAATAGAAAAGAAATATGGCAACACCCTGCTACATTTTGGAAGATTACAGACGGAGATATGATTGTCGGTGTGAATAGTGGATTTATTACTGACAGAAAATATAACATATATCGTTCTAGGGGGTTATGGGTACATGAGGATTATAGAGGATATGGTTTATCAACTCAGTTATTAAAAGCAACCCTAAAACAAGCAAGAGAAGAGAAGTGTAGTCACATTTGGACAATGCCAAGGAAAACTGCACTATTGGCGTACAACAAAGTTGGTTTCAAAATGATTGGTGATTGGTTTGATGAAGGAGTAGAATTTGGACCCAACTGTCTGGCAATAATGAAACTCTTATAAATAGTAGGAAAAGGAGTTACTATGGCGATTCCCACAAGTAAAGCAACATTTAAATCGTATTGCCTGCGAGCGCTAGGTTCTGGTGTTATTGATATCAATGTATCAGACGACCAAGCAGACGATAGAATAGACGAGGCATTACAGTATTATTCACAGTATCATTATGATGGTGTGGAAAGAATGTTTCTAAAACATATTATTACATCAGCTGATGTAACACGAGCAACATCTAATGATAGTACTTCTGCAACTGATAAGTTGGATAGTAGTGTAACTGCTACATGGAAAGAGGGTAATAATTATATTCCTGTACCAGATGCAGTTATTTCTGTCCTAGAAGTATTTCCATTTTATGAAGGTTCAACATCAAACATGTTTGATGTACGATATCAGCTGCGATTAAATGACCTTTATGATTTTTCTTCTACTTCAGTATTGAACTATAATATGACAATGCAAAATTTAGATTTTCTCCAACACTCTTTAGTTGGTGAAACTCCAATTCGTTTTCTTCAACATCAAAATAGACTTTATATTGATATGGATTGGAATAACGATGTGGAAGCAGATAGGGATTATGTAATCATTGATTGTTGGAGAAAATTAGATCCTACAGCATATACAGATATCTACGATGATATTCATTTAAAACGATATGCAACCTGTCTTATTAAAAAACAATGGGGTGCAAACTTATCCAAGTTCAAAGGTATAACGATGTTGGGTGGAGTGGAAATGGATGGGGAAACCTTATTCAGTCAAGCTTTAGAAGAACAACAAAGACTTGAAGAAACAATAGCACTGATGCAATATCCAGACCTAATGATAAAGGGATAACCAATGGCTGTCAATACACATTTTCATACTAGTGGACTCCATAGTTCATCTGTAGAACGAAACTTATATCGTGATCTGATGTCAGAAGCTATTCAGATTTATGGACACGATGTCCATTATATGGATAGAACATTAGTTGCTGAGGATACTATTTTTGGTGAGGATAACCTTTCTAAATTTAATACCCAAGCAAAAATTGAAATGTATGTTGAAGATAGTCAATCAGGATATGCTGGACAAAGAGAATTAATGTCTCAGTTCGGTTTGCAGAACCTAAGTGAAATTAGGTTTGTAGTTGCAAAACATAGATTTCAAGACCTTACAAAACAAATTACAATAGAGAGTGGTACAGATACTTTATCTGGTTCTATAGAATTGGAATCAGGAACAATAGAAAGCTTTGAAAGTGGATATATGATATCCGAAGCAGACGTTTCTGATATCGATAGACCACATGAGGGTGATTTAATTTATCACCCTATACTAAAAAAAGTTTTCCAAATAAACTTTGTTGACCATGACGATCCATTTTATCCATTGGATGATACTCCCGTGTACAAAATGGATTGCAGAATGTTTGAATACAGTTCTGAAATTATTGAGACAGGTATTACTGAAATAGATGCAATTGAAGATGAACATTCATTGGATACTATGGATCATCAAACTACACTGGAACAATCAACTGGTGTCAACGAAAGATTTGGTTTAGAAACAGGTATCAGCAACAATGGAGATCAAGGTGTACTTCTGGAAGAGACAAGTGGAAGTTACCTTATTGGAGAGACCGATTCAAGTTCTGTGGGTACAAATATTGTACTAGAAGATGGATACTCATTCGTACTGCAAGAGACATATGCAGTTGGGGATGGTGTTATTGAGAAGACAGCACAGAACGAGCTCTTTGACGATGCAGATGATACTATATTAGACTTCTCCGAAAATAATCCTTTCGGTGATGCTGGAGGTACTTAATAATGTTAGGACAACAATTCTACCATGAGACCATGCGAAAAATAGTTGTTGGATTTGGAACAATGTTCAATAATATTCAACTAATACGCAGAGATAATAATGGAAATATAATACAATCAATGAAAGTTCCACTCGCATATGGACCAAGAGATAAGTTTCTTGTTCGTTTGCGTGATGATGCAGATTTGAGTAAATCTTCTGCAATCACATTACCACGAATTGGTTTTGAGATTAATAACCTTACTTATGATTCTTCTCGTAAATTAAATCGTGTGCAGAAGTTTAAGAAAGTAAAGGGTGATAGTGCAGATAAATTAGATACACAGTACATGCCAGTACCATATAATCTGGACTTTGAATTGTATATTCTTGCTAAACAGTCGGATGATGCATTGCAAATTGTAGAACAGATTTTACCATATTTTCAACCAGACTATACTATTACAATTAAAGATATGACAGATATGGGTATTAAAAAAGACGTACCTGTTATTCTGAATAGTATAAGTTATGAAGATGACTATCAGGGAGATTTGCAAACTCGTAGAGCAATTATATACACCCTGAGTTTCACAACTAAATTTTATCTCTATGGACCTGTTACTTCTAGTTCTGTTATTAAGACAGTGCAAGTTGATCAATTTACAGACATGCCAGATAAATCACCAAAACGTGAACAGCGGTTTAAGGTATCAGTCGATCCTATTACTGCTGATGCAGACGATAACTTTGGATTTAACGAGACTACATCATTCTTCCAAGATGCACCAGAAAGTGAATAATAATGAAAACTGTAGATAAAGAACTTGGTATTGAATCTGGCGATTTCGGTGCCACTACTCAGCCTGAACCTGAAATTATAGTTCAGCCTGAATGGTCAGAAGGCCCATTGTTTAATAATAATGTAATACCAAAACAAAAAAATGCTGTTGCAGAACGAGAGAAAAGTGAAAGTGAGATAGATAGAGATTATGAATACCAAAGACAAAACTTTTACAATTTGGTCGAAAGAGGAACGGATGCAGTGGACGGCATATTGGAACTCGCCAAAGAATCGGACCATCCACGAGCATACGAAGTTGCCGGAAACCTTATCAAGCAAGTTGCAGAGGTTACTGAAAAACTTGGTGACTTACAGGAGAAAATGAAAAGATTAAAACAAGTTCCCAACAATGCACCACAGAGTGTAACTAACGCATTGTTTGTTGGTAGCACTGCTGAATTGCAAAAAATGCTAAAGGACAAATAAATGTCCGATCCTAATGTATATCATGGTAATCCCAATCTAAAAACTGCTAATGTTCCTATTGAGTTTACAAAGGAACAGATATTAGAGTATCAGAAATGTGAAGGTGATCCTCAATACTTTGTAGAGAAGTATATCAAAATCGTGTCTATTGATCACGGATTGATACCATTTCATATGTACCCCTTTCAAAAAGATCTTATTGGAACCTTTCATAGCAATCGTTTTACTATCTGTAAACTACCTAGACAGTCGGGTAAGTCAACCACAGTGTTGTCTTATCTACTGCACTATATTGTATTCAATGATAATGTCAATGTCGCTATTCTTGCGAATAAGGCGGCAACGTCAAGAGATTTGTTAGGACGATTGCAATTGGCTTACGAGAATTTACCTAAGTGGTTGCAACAGGGAGTTATGTCTTGGAACAAGGGTAGTCTGGAGTTAGAAAATGGTAGTAAAATTCTTGCTGCATCCACTTCTGCTAGTGCTGTTCGTGGTAGTACTTACAACGTCATTTTTCTGGATGAGTTTGCCTATGTCCCGTCAAATATTGCTGAACAGTTCTTTTCCTCAGTGTATCCCACAATTACTTCTGGTAAAACCTCAAAGGTTATGATTGTCTCTACTCCACATGGTATGAATCATTTCTACAAAATGTGGACAGATGCAGAAGAGAAAAGAAATTCTTATGTACCAATGGAGGTGCATTGGAGTGAAGTGCCTGGTAGGGATGAGAAGTGGAAAGCAGAAACAATAGCTAACACTTCAGAGTCACAGTTCAATACAGAATTTGAATGTGAGTTCCTTGGTTCTATTGATACACTGATTGCACCAGCAACATTA